TAATATGGAATCAATACATCAACACGCCTACAGCTTACTACTTGATACAGTAGGTATGCCTGAAATAGAATACAAAGCATTTGCTGACTATGAAGAAATGGCAGACAAGCATGACTATGTTGGTAACTTTAAACCTAGTAAAGCTAAGAAAGAAACTATTGCTAAAACTTTAGCAGTTTACTCTGCTTTCACAGAAGGACTACAACTCTTTAGTAGCTTTGCAATCTTGTTAAACTTTCCTAGATTTGGAAAGATGAAAGGCATGGGTCAGATAGTTACTTATAGTATTAGAGATGAATCAATGCATGTCGAAGCTATGACTAAACTCTTTAGAGAATTTATACAAGAGAATCTTGATATCTGGACAGATGATTTCAAAAAAGAGTTATATGAAATATGTAGACAAATGGTTAAGCTTGAAGATAAATTTTTAGATTTAGTATTTGAAATGGGAGACTTACAAGGATTAACTAAAAAAGATATGTATGCTTATAATAGATATATAGCTGACAGAAGATTACTTCAGCTTGGACTTAAAACTAATTATGACCAAAGAGAAAATCCTCTTGGTTGGATAGATGAAGTCATGGGTGTTGAGCATCAAAACTTCTTTGAAGGTAGAGCAACAACATATATGAAAGCAGGACTTAGAGGAAGACAAGACAACATAACCTTTAGTGATTTAAATGAAAACTAAAGAAGCAACTCTATTAGGATATAAAATCTTATATAATAGAGCAGGAAAATTAATTACGGAACGAACATCTACTGATATTAAAGAATTAAAACCTTATTTTACAACGGAAGAGTATGCAACATTACAAACTATAGTAAGAGAAGGTACAATGAAGTTAGATGAAATACATAATTATATAGAAGCTAACTTAAATGCACGGATAATGTCAAATTAGAAAAATTTGTCAACACCTAAAGCCCATGCTTAAACATTTGAAAGGTAGTTAATACCTTGGCTTCAAAAAGACCTATTATTTAACTACGGGCTTCTCCGTGCCTCTGAGAGCATTTAGCTATTTTTACCTAGAAATCTTAATAATTTTTGGTTTATTCTCTTCTGGTATGTTTTTCTGTAGCTCAATGAGTAAAATTCCATCAACCATCTTAGCTTTTTTAACTTCAACATACTCAGCCAAAGCAAATGATTTATAAAATTCTCGTTCAGAAATTCCTTTGTGAACAAATTCTATATCATCTTCTCTGTCTGCGTAAGTTGCAGAGATAGTTAAAGAATTATCTTCTACTTGAATGTTAATGTCAGATTGTTTAAACCCTGCCATTGCCATTTCAATATAGTATGTTTCACCTTTTTTAATTATATTGTAAGGTGGATAGTTTGATTGAGGTATTGATGCTCTTTGTAATGTATTAAAGATTTCATCAAACCCAACTGAGAACGGGCTGAATTGCCCAAATGCTTTTATGTTTGTCATATTAACTCCTTATATAAAGCAAGTTTATGAGTGCCGACCTTTCGCACACTCTTCTTATATTATAGTACCTATTTCAAAATTGTCAAGTCTATTATGTAAAAAGATAGTAACATAAACATAAATACACTAACTTGTACAACAGACATAATAGTTACTTGTTTCATTGGATGTACTTCTACAATTCTTTCTATCCAATCTTCACTTGGAGAAAGATTAGCTGCTTGAAGTATTTTCTTTTCTGTTTCTTTTTTCATTTAACCAGCTAAAGGATTACCACTTTCTAATCTAGATATATCTTTAGTTAAAGTTTCAATGTCTGCTTTAATTGTAGCAATGTCGGTTTTAATTTCAGTTACATCAGGAATAGATATATTGTCTATTT